GTCCAACTGGTCCAACGGGTCCAAGTTTTGTTCAATCTTTTCAAACATTGACAGACGCGTCAACTGTGAGTTGGGATGTAAGCACTTCATATAATGCTACCTTGACTTTGACTGGTCAAAATAGAACATTATCAATTTCAAACGCAACAAATGGAAATTATGGAACTTTAATTTTGAAACAAGATACATTGACTGCTTCACACTTATCAATCACTGGCAAATTCGCTGGTGGAACATATTCACTTTCTGGCGCAAACGGCATCGATATTTTCACTTGGGTTTATGACGGAACTGATTACTTCTGGAATTATAGCAAATCATTTATATAAAACATGAGTTATGGAATTGTAAATTTTTTCGGTGATAATGACTTTTCAGCTGGTTTATTAGACCTTTACCCAACAAACATCAGAGTTGCTTATGGTGTGACCAGATTGCGTGAAAATTATTCTGGACCAGCGTTTGATATACAACGCCAATCAGACCTTGCTACACAAAGCATTTATTTTCTTGGAAATGGAGAAATTGATGAAGCCGCCATAAGTAGTTTCATAGGAGTTGGAAATGTTTTTCTACAAAGATGGTATGACCAATCTGGAAATGGATATGATTTAGTTGGTGGTGCCATCACTAACAGACCAAGGATTGCTGCTGGTGGTGTAATCGAAAAAGTGAATGGCAAAGTTGCTCCTCGATTTAATGGAACTACTCAATTCATGTATACAACAACTACTGGTGTTTTGAGTTCAAGCACATTTAAATTTGGTTCTGCCGTTTTTGCTTTCGATGGCATAACGAGCGCGGGCGACTTAGCAATAGCATCAACGAATTTTAATGATGGAAATGGTTTTTGGATAGGTAAAAAAAATCTACAATTAGGAATGCAAAACTGGCTTGCTGGAAACAACAACACAAGTTTTGCCATCACTCTTACAAATGCACAAACGCAATGTATATGGAGATTTGCACCTGGCACAAACAACACACAAAGATGGGTCGGAACATCATCAGTTTCTCTTGATGTTCAATATACTACTACAGCTTTTGGTGGAACTTCAACATTCGCTCTCGGTATTGGTGCAGAAGTAGATGGTGAATATAAATTTAAAGGTTTTATTCAGCAATTCGTTGCTTGGAACAACGATTGGGTTTCACCCACTGGAATAGCAAATCAACAAAAATTAACTTTTAATCTATGAAAAGAATATCAATATCAAAAGAACAAGCACTTGGGATTATCAGACACACACTGACTTTTGTTGGTGGCTTACTTGTCTTGAAAGGTTTAATAGATGAAGCAATCGTAAATGAAATCGTTGGTGGTGTAATCACTTTAGTTGGAACTATATGGTCGGTTGTTTCTAAACAATCCTAACATTGACTTTCCATTCGTGTCTACAAAATGGTGTTGTAATACCAGTTTTTGGATTTCTATAAAACCCACCTCGATATAATATCAAATCTTCTGGTAAGTCCATTTCAACAAGGTTTTCCATTCCCAGTTTCAAAGTTTCATTTTCAGCAGATATTAATTCTTCCAAAGTCCATTCACGACCTTTTAACAACATCATATCTGTGCAAAATGGCCTTGAACCAGATTTTGCTGCTGGTATATCATCAATTTCTTTATATTCGTATGTAATTCTTACGGTTCTAAATTTTCCATCGAACTGTTTTCTTAAATTAAAATCGATTTCTTTAGCGTGTGAGATGTCTTTTACTGTCTCTGAATGTAAGACCTTTATATCAGGTGAGAAAGTCTCTCCAGTTCGAGATAAATGAGTTATTAGACAATCTTGACCATCGATGTAAGAAAACTCCATTTTTTTATTCAAATCTTTTGTTTCACCAAAAAGTAAATTGTCTTCTGTTAGACCAGCAGATTTTAATTTATTCCATACCTTTTTGTCTGCTTTTTTGATTTTTCTTTGTGAACGAACATAGACTTTGAAACCCATTTGTTTCATACTCCTAACTTTTTCAACATCAAATTCTTCTTCAAAAAGAACTTTTTTAACTTTTCTGAAATCTTGTTTTTCGAGTTTTTGTTTTCTAATCCGTTCCAGTTTCGATGCCGCCCACTCTATACCAGCGGTTCCACCCCACCCTAACCAAGCAACATATCCAGCGTCCTTCCAAGGTGTGGCCTCAAACTCTGGTGAAATTTCTGAATTCTTTTTATGTCTTTGAAAAGCAGACATACGTGCTATGGTTTCCTCACTGATATTTTCACCACTACAAAGTTGGTTTGCCCTCGTCCATCCAACACGGGTCATTCCTTTGACTTCATCGCCGTGTTCTTCACGCCACCGAAGAACTTTACACGCCGCGTTCTTGGCAGCCTCTGGGTAATCATTATATGTTTCGAAATTAACTGATATAGGTGCGGCTGTTGACCAAGTAGCGTCAGATACAGATGGTGTCATACCTTTGAATTCATCTTCTGCTTTCTTTATACAAATAGCAACTGCTTGTGGTTGAGATTTTCCGTTTTCAATTTCTATACGGATACATCTTTCAATAAAGTCATCTTGACTTTCATTTTGTCTTGGATTGATTGGCATATCTTTTATATGTCATTTTGGTAAAGGTGTTTGTTTTCGTGAAACCAAGTTTTTAGTTTGTTCCAAACTCGTTGTCTACAACCAGCACAACCTCTGGAATGTTCTTGTCTGTCCCAAAAGATTTTATTGTGAACATTAAAAATTTCTGTAATTACATCTGCTGGAACTCTATAATTTTCTTTACCTTCCCATTCACCAACTAACCGTTGTGCTCTTAAAAATATATCTTTTTCAATCATAATTTTCCTGTCATAATTTGATTTTGTATGAACTGTGCCAACACACTCACAACTGCCGCTTGTGGAACTGAGAAAGTGAATACCAAACCAATCCAAAAACCAAGACAAAGTGGGCACCTCAAAAATTCCATAATTTGTAAACTCGTTTTGATGTTCATTTTTTTGGTTAGTTGGTAATAAAGCCAGTTCGTTGGTTTACTTTCCACTGCTAAAACAGTGATTGCTGAAAGTGCGAGTATCAGTTCAAAATTCATTTTTAATTTTTAATTTTAAGGCTTTCAACATATTATATACTGCTGAAAGTGGAATGTTTATTTTTTTTGCTATTTGTCTTTGAGACATCATATCTTTGAAATAAAGGTCAAAAAGTATTTGTTCTTCATTTGAAAATTTGGGATATAATTTTTTAATTTTTTTAATTTTCCAAATCTGAACCTCATCTAAATTATCAATCCAAAGTAGTTCTTCATCTGTATAATCACAATTTAAATCCAAATCTAAATCTACAACTTCGTCATAAATTTCAGTTTTAAATTCCATAAAAGTTGAACCACCTTTTTCATCACCAAATATATCTACATTATGTTTTGAGTTCAACCATCTCACTTGGTTTTTATACCAACCTTGGCACCAAGCGATTTTTTTATCATTTGGAATAGAATTGAAAACTTCCCAGTTTTTTTCCAAGTGTAAAGTAAGATGACTTAACAAATCAGACCAGTTGTTAAAATCTCTTCTTTTTGCCCAATACTCCAACTGAGTATAATTTTCTGAAATCCATATCGAAAAATTAATCATTTAAATATCTTTTTGAGTTCAGGTTTTATTCTGTCCATTGTTCTTTGCAAATTATAATCTGGAAATTCCTTCATCCAAGGTGCTTTATACATTAAATAAAAATGCATTAAAACCATATAATCAATCGGTTGTTCGTATGAATATCTTAACCGAAGAAGTGAAATTCTAATGGCTTCTTTATGTTCAGGTTGGATATTTATTGCTTTCCACCAACTTAATTTTTTTTGTTTACCTTCACGATAATACGATTTCGTATAACAAGATTTACAAATTTCTTTTGCGTAAATGGGTTTATCTTTCAGACAATCTGGACACATATTAACTATATATAAAAAAGCCCCATCTTGATAGATGGGGCATCACATATGGTGGTGGATATGTGTATATCTTTTACTATTGTAGTTTTGGTAATAATTTTCTATATCTTTCAATCAACATATCAATTGTTTGAATATCTTTTTTGGTGTGTTTATTCCAGTATTGCATTTTTCCACTTGTAGCAAATTCTTTCATATTTTTTAACCATTCGACAACTGAAAATGAATATGTAAAATGCTTTCTTACAGAATTTTTGTCTTTGAAGTCTAAGCCAATTTTTTCACCTTTTTGAACTATAATTTCGTTTCCATTTTCACCATAATCAAAAAGACCATCCCAGGTTGTTTTTTTATTTGAAGTATCTTGTAAAAATTCTTTTTGCGTTCCATCAGTATATTGAACTATAACTTTTTGGATTTCTTTATATTTTCCAATATCTGAAATATATTTGATTGCGAATGTTGTTGGGTCAACTACGGTTTCATTTTTTAAATTAGTTGTTGTTGGTTGTAGTCGTTCCATAATCCAATCAATATATTGCTTAATGGTGTTTGGTGAAATTTTTAATTTTTCTTTTTTAGAAATCCAAAATGATTTTCTTATTATTTGGTTCTTAGTTGCGATGTTTTTAATATCTGGATTTTTTTCAAGTAATCTCATTACTAAAATTTCTAATTTGTCTTTTGTATCATCTCTCATAATCATAATTTTTTTTGTTATTTTTTTTTAATGCTCGTCATTTTCAATTAAATTTTTTAATTTCAAATCTCGTTTTAATTGATTGTAATCAATTCTTCCAACCTCTTCTGCGTAGATAATAAGTGGTGGATTTACTGGTTGATAATCGTCCCAACCGATTTCTTCTAAATCACTTTCATCAGCGATTTGAATTTCAAATACTCTATATTTAACCGAGTTAAAATAAAAACAATCACCAAGGTGGTGAAAAATAGGAAGCATATCTTTCATTGGTGGTTTGTTTTCTGATAAAAGACAGTAAATAAAATCTGGTTCTGTTAAAATGTGCGTTCTCATAAAAAAATTTAATATATACTAATCATAGAAAATTATTACAAAAAGTTTTCTTTTTTGGTGAACTTTTTTTTATTCGAGTGATATAAATAATGTCATCACCTCATAAGCCCATCGATTTTTACTTTATCGGTGGGTTTTTTTTATTTTTTTATAAAACTTTTCCAAAACACTTTTCTATAATAAATAACTAAGGCAATTACGAGCATCAAAAGAAAACAAATTAACGGCAACTGTAAAGCAAATCAGCGGAAATAACCAGCAATCGAACTTATAGTTTGACGCATTAAATGGCACCAGGAACTATATTTTAACGCTCAATCTGGGGGGAAATGGAATTAAAGAGCAGCGGTGGTGTTAAATCCTTGGAGCCGCATATCCATAGGTGGGCTGAATACCATCTTTAAGTAGCAAGGACGCCAATAGTCATCAGCGATATATTGGTAAAACCGATGAGCCTATTATACGGATACGGTCAAGTCAAATCGACGGCATATCTTAAATAAAAAATGGTAATCACGAGGTTTTAGATGACGAGCCTAAGGGGGTTTTCGTGTCTAAAACCTCTGAAACCTTTACCAGATTGGTCAATTCTTTTTTTACTTATTTAAATTGTTTAAATGGTTTGGTGTGAGAGACGACCAACTTAATATATAAAAGAAAAAAATATATTTATGTATCAAACAACAAAAGTCAATATCGAACAAGTCAAGTTAAATTCAAAGAACCCAAGAGTTATAAAAGATGACAAATACAAAAAATTATTGAAATCTATGAAAGAATTTCCAGAGATGTTGGAAATCAGACCGATTGTGGTCGATGATGATATGACGATACTCGGTGGAAATATGAGGTTTCAAGCCGCAAAACAACTTGGTTGGAATGAAATTACTATTTTAATAGCAAAAGATTTAACTGACGAACAAAAGGCAGAATTTTTAATTAAAGACAATGTTAATTTTGGTGATTGGGATTGGAGTGTGTTGGAAACAGAATGGGAGTTAAATAAACTCGGTGATTGGGGTGTTGTGGATTTTTTTGGTGAACCATCGGAAGCAGATTACTCAATACTTGACGACGAGGAATTCGAAGAAAAAGACCAGACTAATCAAAAAATCGATGAGATGAAAAATGGAGTTAGAAAAGCAATTCAAATTGAATTTGAAGCCGCAGACTTTGAAGGTGCACAGGAACTCGTTAAATTAGCAAGAACAAAAAATCTTTATGTCGGTGGAATACTGATTGATGCTCTAAAAAATAGTGGGTTAAAGTGATTGAAGAATTTATAGATTTTTCTTCTCAAATAATATCAACTGGTGATATAGACCCAGATTATATTTTTCTTAAAAACCACAAAGAAAAATTCGGCATTGATGAAACAATAAATTTGTTCAAGAAAAAGTTGTTGATTTATAATTTGGAAAGTGAGTTATTGTTTCATACTCGACAAATAAAATTAGAAGATATAAAATTTGGAAACGAAAGAAAAAAAAACAAACGACATTTTGTAGAATGGTCTCGTGAATTAGAAACACTCGATTTTAGAGGCCTAATGGTGATTTACAAGGGCAAAAACTATGATGATTTCAGAAACTATTTCAAAACACGAAAAGGTATGGGTGATTGGGCGAGTTGGAAAGCAGCGGATATAATGAATAAAGTTTTCCAAATCGATTTTGTTTTTTCTGATTTCACTTTTCTTAACGCTTACGAATACCCACTAAGAGGTTTGTTGATGATTATGGGCAAAGAAGAAAACACCAAATTATATAAAAATAAATCGATGTTCTTTGATGATTTTTCCCAGATTAAAGAAATATCAAAAAAAATCAATCCAAGTTCGATGTTTTGCGCTCACAGCGACATTTTAACATTGGAGACCTGTCTTTGTAAATTTCATTCGTATAAACATAAAAAATACCATATAGGTGAAGATTTGCGAAAAGTTAAAAAAATAAATGAAAATGAAAAATTAAAAAATTATTGGGGTTTAATATGAGAAAAGTTAAGAATTTGATTTTGGGCAAAGGATTTATGGGTTTAGCGGTTTGGGGGGGATTGCGTGATGTCGACAAAGAAATAATTTGGACTTACAAACCAGAAAGCGCATCGAAAAGCGCTGCTGGGATTATTACCGAAAGTTGGTATTTAGCAAAAACCATTAGGAACCAATACGAATACCCATTCACTAAGGAAATGGTCTCGAATGGTTTAAAGTTTTTAAGACAAAACGGAGCACATTTAACTTTGGCTGATGAGGTTAGGATAAATGAACTAAACAAAAATTTTAGAGTGGCAAAAGACACTTGGTTAGTTTGGAATAGTGCCGAGTATCTGAACCAACCGAAAAACCAAAATCAATCAAACATTTTAGAAATTGATTTCCAAAACAAAATTGTGACAACAGATAAAGAAAAAATCTTAGCCGAAAACTTGTTTGTTTGCTTAGGTATAAATTTATTAGATTTCACAAAAGAAATACCAATAAAAGGTAGATTGGGTCAGGCAATTTTCTTAAATGTTCCAGAGAAAACAACTAAGACATATTATGTTGCGCCATATACCCACTTCACGATGAGACCTTGGTCAGATGGAACAACACGAATAGGTGATACTACAAAAACAAAACACCTTGATTATTTAGTCAACAGATTTGGCAAGGGTAAAGTTGTGAGTGGAATTAGACCAGCACCAATAGGTCGCGGTAAGATTTATCACAAAATCGGCAATACCCACGTTTTCACTAACGGTGGCAGAGTTGGACTTGGGTTGTCTGGTATGGTTGGTTTTTATTTGGAAGACCTAATCAATAAAAAAATTGAATTTTGATGACATATTTGGTTATTGGACAATGCGGGTCAGGTAAAACCTGGGTTATGAAAGAATTGATAAAGCATTTCAACATCGACCAAAGAAAAAAATGGTCGAAAATAAATTATAATATTGGGGGCAAGATGATGGTTTTGGGAAATTACGATGGGTCGACTTTTGAAGGGTCAGATAGATTATCGATGGCTGTTGCTAATGACTTTGAAACATTCAGACAAAGAAGTTTGGGTATGACTATAATTTGTGAGGGTGATAGATTTATGAACCAAAAATTCATTAGTCTTTTCAATCCAACAATTTTAAAGATTTTAGACGACGGCAGTAGTGGAAGAAACCTACGAAATTCAAATCAAAGTGAAAGACAATTAAAATCTATCAAAACTCGCGTCAATAAATTAAACGCAAATCACGAGTTTAATAATTCGACGGAGGTTTTAGAGTGGTTAAAAAAAACATTAACTCCATGAACATAATTAAATTAAAACAAGTCCAACACACCGTCAATATTGGTGATGTTTGTGAATACAAAGAACCAAATGTTAAAGAAGATACACTTTTCGTAGATGGTGATGAAGTGGTTGGTTTTTATTTGAAAGACATTTCCAAGTATTCCGAAAAAGCGGCAAAGTTAGCAGACTTAGCAGATATTGAATTCAGGTCAAAAAGAGTTCCAAAGAAAATGATGAATAGAAGCGACGCTTTCAAAGATTTCTACAAACCAACCGAAGATGGAAAAAAGAAACTTTGGAGTGAAATTGGTGGTGTTTCACAATACTCAACCATTCTTGGTTCTTGCGCACCGAGACCACATATGAGAAGACCTTATCCAACTATGAGTTCAATTCATTCGACACCATCGGCTGACAAATTCGTTAAAGCAATGTTGATGTTGGCTTTGGAAAGTGAAAAAATTATGTTGCAAGTCGCTCCGAATATTTATTACAAACAAAAAGAAATCTTTGATAATGAAGTCCATCCTGATTGGAAATTCGGAAATTTATTTACCAGTTCGATTTCAAACTATAACATACCAGCCGCTTTTCATCGAGACACTGGAAATATAGTCGGTTGTGTAAATGTAATCATCGCAAAAAAGAAAAACTGCCGAGGTGGAAACACCACAGTGCCTGATTACGATTTGACAGTCGACAGTCGTGATAATTCGATGTTGGTTTATCCTGCTTGGAAATCTGTTCACGGTGTCTCACCAATCGAACCGAGTGTTGAGGGTGGTTATAGAAATTCATTGGTCTTTTATCCTCTCAAAGCATTCTTAAAAACAAATCTTCAACAATAATGTATTATGTTTATAGAATAGAGGTCGAAAACAAAACCAGATATATCGGATATACGGAAAACTTGGAATTAAGAAAAAAACAACACAATTATCTTTGTTTTAAGACACATAAAAAGAAGATACTTTATCAATCTATCAGAAAACTTAAAACAATGTCTCAAATCGAACTTATACCGATTAAGAGTATGAAAACGAAAATCGACGCTAAGAGATATGAATGTTTTTTAATTTTGAATGATTATTTCAATAAAAAAGAACTTTGGCAAAAGGTTCCAAGAATTACCGATTTCTAAAACAAAATTACAAAAATTACAATATGAGTAAAAAACAACCAGAAGTTTATAAAGAAAAATTATTGATTGCTTTAGAAAAAAGCCTCGGAATTGTCACACCCGCTTGTCGCGAAGTTGGAATAAGTCGTGATAGGTTTTATACTTACTATCACGAGGACGCAGATTTCAAGAAAAAAGTCGATGATATACAAAACATTCAACTCGACTTTGTAGAAAATCAAATGTTCAAAAAGATAAAAGAAGGTTCAGAAAAGTCGATACTTTTTTATATGAGATACAGAGGTAAAGGTCGAGGATATACTGAAAGTTTAGACATCACGACTGGTGGTGAAAACTTGAATGATATAAAAATTATATTCGTAAATGGAAATGAAGGCGACGAAGGTCTTGGAAAAACTTCTGAAAACTAAAAAAAGATTTGTTCTTTCAGTTGGTAGTTCAAGGTCATCGAAAACATATTCAATGATGCAGTGGATTGTGTTGGAGTGTGCTCGTAGAAAAGGTGAGGGCATTTATATTTCTATTGTCAGGTCGGGTTTTCCAAGTTTACGAAGAACTGTTTTGAGAGAATTTGTTGATTTGCTCAAGCAGTTGAATTTATACAATTCTTTGGAGCACAATAAATCAGAACACAAAATAAATCTGTTCGGTAATTATGTTGAGTTCTTTTCATTGAATGATAGTCAAAAAGTTCGTGGTGCGAAAAGAAATCATCTTTACTTGAACGAGTGTAATGAAATCGACTATGAGGCAGCACAACAACTTTTTTTAAGAACCACTGAACGAGTGTTTATGGACCAAAACCCTTCGGATGCTTGGCATTGGTCATTCAAAATGAAAGACAGGGAGGATGTAGATTATATTCACTCAACATACTTAGATAATCCATTTTTGTCAGAAACAACAAAAAAACAAATCGAAAGTTATAAAGACCACGACGAAAACTTGTGGAGGGTTTACGGGTTGGGGCTACCTGGATATGCGACTACGACAATATATCAAAATTGGTCAGAATGGAGCGACGATGATTTAGTATGTTATTCCGAGGATATGACACCACAATCAGTCGCTGATACTTTTGTGTATGGGTTAGATGTCGGATACAATCACGCGATGGCACTCGTCAAAGTCCATATAAAAGACGAACACCACTGGGTTGAAGAGATTATATACAGGAGCAATTTAACCTCGTCAGATTTGATTAAATTGATGAAAGATTTGAATATTGAAGAAGACAAAGACATATGGGTCGATGCCGCTGCTCCATCGATGGTAGAGGATTTGAGACGAGCAGGCTACGCGGCAAAATCCGCTGATAAAAGTGTAAAAGAAGGAATAGATTTAATTAGGTCAAAGAAATTATATTTGAATATAAATTCTGTAAACCTGATTGATGAGATAAGAAAATACCAGTGGAAAACAAAAGGTGAACAAATCATATACGAACCTGTCAAATTAAATGATGACCTGATGGACGCAATGAGGTATGCTATTTGGAACTATTGGCGTAAAACCAAAAGGTCAGAAGATTATGATTTCGATATTGAATTCCTATGACATATAGAGTTCGTAGTCTGAAATCAAAGCACCAATGAACTCAGCGTAGCCAAAGCCAGAACAAGTCTCACCAGTAAGTTCATTAAATTTATCATAGAAATCTTCATCAACCTCGTTAGTTGTTCCTAAAATGTAATCAACTTCGTCGAAGGTGTAATTTTCCGTTTTTAAGTAAGAAGAGTAATTTGAATAAAAACTTGGGTTTAACCACTTGTGTGCTTCTTCTCTACCAAGGTCAGATAAAAAACATTCATATTTTGTTTGAATTAAACTAAACAAATCAAAATAGTCATAAAGGTCATCGACAATATCGTCAGTGATATTATATTCATCGATGAAGTATTTTTGTAAATAGTGGTCTTTGAAATAATCTTGATGTAAATTTACAAAATCTTCTGGTGAATAAATTTCGAGGAATTCAGAAAATGTTGTGGTTTTTTGACTTTCTACTTGAATTAGTTTGATGTGTCGTAAAATGTTTTCCATTGTTTTAATTTTTAATTATACACAAAGTTAAAAAAATTATTCTAATAAAAAAAACTTTTTTGAATTTTTTTTTACATCATATCATCATCTGGTTCGCCAAGCAAGTCATTCAGTTTGATATGTCTGCATATTCTTTTTTCCAGTTCTGGTGAGCATTCATAATGAGCATCACCAAAACTATATTCGTAAACATTGTAAACAAAATCACCAAAGTCGGAATAATCCTCATCGGTTAAGATTTGGTCTAATCTATCAGCACCAGTTTCATCTAAACTAAAATCCGACGCGATGTATTGTCGAACATCTTCTTTAACCCAGACTTCGTGATGAATATATTCTGGGTGTTCTGTCAACTCTTTAATTATATCTTTTATATCTCTCATTTTAATAAGTTATTTAATTTCCAATCTCGTATCATACTTTCAGTAATTACAAACCATATCGGTTCGGTTCGGTAGTCCTCAAAACACCCGTGTTCAACTTTAACATTGTAAGGGCATTCAACAAAAGTCATATTTACTTTCAAGACCAAACTACCAGCGGCATAGTTTGAATATTTGCCGCTGGCAATCCAAGACTTGCTCCATTGAAAATAAGTTGTAAAATGCGGTTTGTTAGTAAAACCAGCATCTTCTAAACTTTTCATACATATCGCTTTTATAGTCATTTTAAGGCCGAGTGGGTAATTAACTCGGCCGTATTTATCAGTTGTAAACATTCTATTAAAAATTATCAATCACATTCAAAGCATTGTCTATCTGGTTTTCTGTCTCACCAAGGTAATCTTGTAAATTCCACAACATCGTATCGAAATCCATTTCTTCTTCATCATCTTTAAAATCACCACCAGAAGCAGATGCGTGGGTTTCAACGAATTGTTGGAGTAGCATAGTTCTGTTGTGGATTTCAGTTAGTTGTTCTTGAACTGAAATTAAAAAGTCATTTGTTTTCATTTTTTTAAGTTTTAAGTTGTTAATTATTTTACAAAGTTAATAAAAATTTTTAATCTAAAAAAGTTTTTAATAAAATTTCTCGATTTATTTTGGTTTGTTTTTTGATGAAGTTTTCGTTCCGCAAAATAAAAGTGATATAATCATTTTTTTTAGCGCCTGATATTTTGCGACCTCCATTAATCAAAATCAATTCTTTTGTTGTGTATTTTTGTAGATTATTCAAATCTATGTATTGTTCTTTTTCTGTCATAATAAAAGTTCCATAAGGTATGTCGTTAGTTTTTTCTGACACTTTGGTAAAATCAAACATTGAAGTAATTCTTTGCTTTTTCATAATTTTTTTTTAATCGTTTAATTTATACAAAGATAAAAAAAAATATTTAAATCACCAAAGGAAAAAACAAAAAATTAATATATAATTTATTATGGCAAACTACAAATTAAAATCAAAAGTCATTTTACACAAAGAAGATGGCTTACAACTCGAATGTCTCGAACTACAAGTTGGTGATTGCGATTGTAAAATATATCGTGAAATCAACTGGACGCAATCAAGTATAGAATTAAAAGAATTTTCTATGCCTCCACAATGGTGGAACCGACATATTAAAATATCTGAACTCTTTTCATATACAAAAGATTACTATAAAAAGAACAAACAGAAAATGGATAATTATGCCAAAGAATATAAACAAAAAAATAAAGAAAAGTGGAATGAATATCAACGAGAATATAAAAGAAGAAAACTTCGTGAGCAAAAAGGGTTGGTCAGAAATTACAATAGGTCAGTATCAGGAAATGATGATGATAAAAACTGAGACAGGTCTTGGTGATTTTATAGAAGCAATATCGATTTGCGATGACCTTGACCCAGAGGATATACGACAAATGCCTTTGTCTGAATTTAATAAATTAAAAAAAGAAAAAGAGTTCTTGCTCGAAAAACCTTCACCAGATTTCAAACGCACTTTTATATTACAGGGTGTAAAGTATGGTATAGAACCAGAACTTAATTTAATGTCTACTGGTGTTTTTATAGATTGCGAACAATTTAAAAGAAATACAAATGAAAATCTACATAATTTGATTGCCCTAATATACCGACCAATCACGGCCACAGAAAACGAGCACTCATACCAAATCGAACCACACAAGTCAGCGGGTTTTGAAAAACGAGCAAATCTGTTCAAAAACCACCTTTCAATAGAAATTGTATTTGGTGCCCTGTTTTTTTTTTCAGTGGTTTTGATGCAATCGTTGAATCATTCTCTGGTCTCTTTGGGTCTGGAACTGATGGAGGAAGTGAAGATGATGATAATGGAGGAGGCAGCGACTTTGAAGAAATTAACCGAAAAGAATGGCAAATGAAATGGGGTATGTATGATATTATAGTCCGTGTATGTGATGGTGATATAATGAAAATACAATCCGTTTATGAACTTCCGATTGTAGCCGTCTTAAATCATATTTCATATATCGAAAGTGGTGGCTACAAAAAAACATCATAGGATAAAAAAAATATAAAATTATATGGAATATCTTTCACAAAAAGGGATGTCGCAGATTTTTAATGACTGGGCATCAGCAGACCCAAATATAAATCAATTTGGATATGGACAACTATTTAACGAAAATGGTGAACCAAAAGTAAAACAAGTTTATCCAGGTTGTTGGGTCAATCCGCAATCCACAAATCCAATTTCGGATTATGCTTTCACAAGACGATACCAAGTTGTAATTTATGACTTAGTATTTCTTGACAATCTCGGCAACTCAAACCAAAATGATGTTGTATCAGATTGTGAGGAACTGGCTTTTCGCCTTGTCAGATACTTAAAAGAAACTGCGGGTGATATTGTCGATTTACAAACTTGGTCAGTCCAACCTATGTCGGATAGATGGTTGGATAAAGTCAGCGGTGTTGTCTTGGACATAACAGTAGAATTTAATTTCCAGTTTTCGTTTTGCGATGACCCAACATATGGTTTTCCAATAAAATATAATGAAGTTTAATAATGTCAGGAATAAATCAAAACTCGCATTTAGGTCGAGGTGAATTAAAAATCTCATCATCAGCCACTACATATTTATCACTCGGATATACTGGTTCATCACAACTCGATTTCGATTTTCCAACAACATATGGCTCATCAGGTCAAGGTTTGATTACAAATGGTTCTGGTGGATTATCTTGGGGCACAGTCGGTGGTGGTGGTGGAACCAATGGAACATCTGGTTCATCAGGTTCATCAGGTTCATCTGGTTCATCTGGAACTACACCAGTCCAAGCATATTGGTTTGGTGAATATAAATCAACACAAGTTCTTGCGACTGGTTCAAGTTTGATTGGTCTTACCGTGTCAAATGAAACCAATGTAAGTGGAACAACTGCCGCAGTTTTCGATTTTGATGGAACATATAAATGTGATTATTCGATTACTTTTGGTGAAAAACAAACTGGTGGATATTCGGCTGATGGAATTATGTTATATTTTTTGAAATATAATGGAGCAACAGTTTCAAGTTCAGTTGAACTTCTTGCTGTTGATAAACACAACACTGACCCTGGTGGAACTGTTGGTCTTTCATCATATCAAGGAAGCACTATAATTTCAGCAACGGCAAATTCGACACTTGAATTCTGGGCAAGAACACCATTTTTAATTTGGTTAAGACCAGATGGAACACAACCTGGATATACAGCAAAAATGTCAGTCTATAAAATAGCATAATGGATTTAAATAAAGATATAGCAACTTTGATTTCTGAACTCCAACTCGATTGGCAAATCGAAGTCGTGGATTTAATTAAGAAGAAAATCCAAGATTATCCTGTCGTAGATACTGGTGAGATGGCGGACAGCGTAGTTGCTAAACAAAATGAAAAAAATGAAACTGTTTTCGATATGATAGATTATGGTCATTTTCAAGACAGAGGTGTTAATCCAGAGGGTATTGCCCTTTATCAATCACCATTTTATTTTCAAGGAAGATGGAAGGGTATGGCTCAATATTTAAAATCTTGGGCACTATCAAGAGATTTGAACCCATATGCTGTGGCATATGTTCTACAATTCGAGACGGGTATAAAACCAAAAAGATTTTTCAGGTCAACAATCGAGGCAATGTATCCAGTTCTTGGAAAAAGAATAGAACAGTTGATTGCGGATAAATTAAACCACGATATACAAAAATATAAATCAAAATAAATGGCAATCACAATAACGAAAAACTTAACATCGAACTACTTTTATCCGTCAGCAAATCCGATTTCTTTGACTGTCAGTTCAAACAATACTGGTAAATGTAATTTCAGATATATCTCTGACCTTTATATAAATGGAACGAAAGTATACACTCAAAAGTTGTTCCCTGACCCGATTTCTGGACTTGGTTTTATAAACATTCAAAGAGTTTGCGAAGACTATATTCAAACACTCGAAAACTTGTCATCGGCTACTCATGTTTTAAGAGAAGCGCAAACTGTTCAAGTCCCATCAGCAGCCTATTCAATTCAAGTAAAGATTGGTGAAGAATATGACAACTCAACAGATTGTGATGGTTCTGTTTTACAATATCTCAACTTAGCCACTTCAAACTCGGCATATGTTTTTGAAAGTGCAATCGATTATGAATTATGGCCAAGTCTAAACACAAACAATTACATAATTGGAACGACCTCAAACTCGACACCATTCATTACAAATGCACCTGTAGAAATCACTCTAACATACAACGACCAGTTCTCATATGACTTTATCACAAGACAAACTGTAAATGTTGCTGATTGGAAAGTTGATGTAAAAACATATGACGCGAATGGTGTTGGCATTGCTACCTATTCATATCCAACAAACAAGACACACACTGGTGTAAATCGATATAGAATTCATTGTGGGCCATATGATATAAATAGAGTTGCCGCAACTACTGTGATTAATCCAAGTGTTTCGAAATACACTGTGAATTTAAGATATGGAGCAACGACATCAGTATCACAAACCAGAACATTCAAATTAAAAAATCCTACTTCATTTCAATCTCGTTTTTGTTTTACAGACCAGTGGGGTTCACAAGCAAATATCACGATGGACCACAGATTAAGAAGTGGACTAAGAATTCAACGCGGTGTTTATCAAAAGAATTTGCTGAGAAACATCGCATCTGGTTGGTCATATGATGTCGGAAATCGTGGCGCTGAACAATGGCAAAATATGACAATTCAAAATGATTTTGTCAGTTCATTTTTGAAACGAGATGAAGCACTTTGGGTTAATGAAATCTTTTTCTCACCACTTGTTTCCATTTATAAAAGACCTGAGTTGTTAGAAGCCAAATGCGTAGCAACCGCATCAGGTTTGGGAACATTCTTGTATAAAAAACCAGAATGGGTTGTAGGTTCGCAAAACACTTTCTCATCAGGAAGTTTGTTTTTCTTTTCTCAGAATGGTTCAAATTCAGGTAGATATACAATCGTATCGGAACCAGTAGAAAACCAAGTCATGGTCTCTGGAACATTCTCAGTTGGTGATTGTGGTTTCATTCAAAAAGATGTTAGTTATGAAAAATTACCTATTATCATCACAACAAACGAAATAAACATTCCTCAAAAATTAAATGGGCCACAACAGATAGGGTTTGAATTTACGAGGTCATATTTAAAAACAACTTTAAGATGACGGAACTAATTATATTCAAAAGACCAAATCAAGCCTTATTAAAACCTGGTTCAGTTCAAGGTTCACCAAACAATGCTATTGGTTTGAACGGAAATTATGTCGCTCAAGGTGAATTTCAACAAAATTATAAAATCTCATTAAATCAAAAAGAAAAAGAAACAACTGGTGGAATGCGTGTCGATTTATATGAAGACATATCTATTCCTATTACTTATTCTATAAATGATATACGAGACCCAGGTTCAAGAAAAACCAGTTGGTCAAAAACTATACGAATACCAGGCACTAAAAACAACTCTCGCATATTCGACCACATCTATGAAATACAATCGGATAGTTGGACACAAATAGGTGGAAAATCAGTATGGACTGCTTTCAATCCTAATTTGAAAACTGAAATCGTGTTATTAAACGATGGAGTTCAAGTAATGAAAGGCAATCTTCAACTTCGTCAAGCCACTCGTGATATGGCTGGGAATATAGAATATGAGATTGCTCTTAATGGAGAACTAACGAGTTTGTTTTCTGATATTGGTGATGCTAAATTAAATCAATTTGATTTTTCTGACTATGACCACAAATGGAACAAAGAAAGTATCGTAAACTCCTGGTCAGGTTTAAATCTTAATACTGATGGTATCCAAAACACCACATTTACACTGACGCTATCTGGCACAGTTTCCAATATATCGAAAGACCCACAGACAGGTAGACTAAGTTTTACAACCACTGCGCCTCACGGGTTAAATACTGGTGATTGGGTCAGAATAAATCTCGATATATCTGGTGGAAATGATAAACTGGGTTCAGCGGCTGGTGAGTGGCAAGTTCAAAGTAAAACATCTACGACTTTCGTTGTGAACTACTTTTATCCAATAGCGCTTTCACCTTTTGGAGAAACTATATCTGGAAATCACCAAGCCTATAAAGTCGTTCATACGGGCAAGGGATTTGTATACCCTATGATACAATGGGGTGATGAGGTGGATTACAACACTTGGCCTATAACAAGTTTCGCTCCTTCGTTTTATTTGAAGACCATCGTTGATAAAATCTTCGAAAGTTCAAACTCAACTTACCAGTCGAATTTTTTTGATAGCCAAACATTCAAACGACTAATCTTTACCCAAAAATACGCAAATTATGAAATACCCGCTGACGAACTAAAATCCAGAAAGTTTTGGGTTGGTCTTACAAGTTCGTATAAACAATCAGCATCTGCGTTAAAAGCAGAAAAGTTTTATTGGTTCCAAAATCAAAACGAAAATGTCTCGGCTACAAATTCAACACTTGGCTCAGTCTTCGCTACAAAAGTTCCGTTCAAAAAAGAAAGTGGCTTGTTCAATGCGACTGCGAGTTTTTATGACAACGGTTCAACGGCATCAAATGTGATTGGAAATTGGAATGAAACTACTTATATTTGGAATGTATCGGATGATGGAATTTATGAGTTAAACGCAAATCTACTTCTCAGTTGTGAATGTAAAATGAATGGTTTCGTTGGAACTACTGGGTCAGGAACTCAATCTATGCAACCATCGACCGCAGCATATAGATATTGGCCAGGAGCAAAAGACGCTCAACAATCAAGTCCATGGCACCCAGGTGCGTGTGGTATTAGAGTTGTAGCGAATATATTTATGTTAAGAAATGGAATTCAAACAACAGTTGCGGAAATCGCAAGTGATAGATTTTACTTTAACTTAAACTCATATTGGACTTTGGATAATCCTAATTGGTCGTCATTTGGAACATATCAGCCTGAGAACTGGAAAAACTTTGAATTTCCAATCACATCACCAAATCTTTATTTTGCGAAAGGTGATAAAGTATGGTGTGAATTAAAATACTATGTCCAAGCAAGACCCAATGGTGATTTTTTAGCCACTACTGGACACTTTTCAACTATTGCTTTTCACGAGATTTACGCTGACCCGAGTGGTGAAACAAAAAAAGACATACGTGGTGATTGGCAGATTGAATTGAAATCTAACTCATATATCTTTAACCAACCTCTACCTCGAATAGTTGAGAATACTGATATGACCGCTAATTCATTTTTACCAAAAGAAATGACCGCAAAAGAATTTTTATTAGGTATAATAAAGATGTTTAATTTACAAATAGAACCAGACAGGGATATAGAAAGAAAATATCACATAGAACCACTTGCTGATTACTACTATGATGGTTCCAGTTCAAATCATTTTGTAGATTGGTCAAAAAAAGTCGACACATCAAACATAGAAATTTATCCGATGTCGGAACTAACTGCCAAAAATTATATTTTTCAAAACAAAGAAGAAACCGATAAGTTCAACGCAAAGTTCAAATCAGAAAGAGGCAGACCTTATTCATATTATAAAAAACAAATTGATAATGATTTCTTGAAGGAGACTGTTACGATTGAAATTCCATTTGGAACCAGTGTGATGACGAATGTTCCCAAGGGTTCAGATGTTGTCATGCCAGCAATTTATGCCGAAAACAATGGTGAAAAACAACCAGTTCAAAATCCACTTCCAAGAATTCTTTTCTGGGGTGGAATGCGACCTTATACTGGTCAAAGAGGTGGTTCGAAAATCGACCTCGATAATCCACAAACAAGTTGGAAATGGGGTTGGGAATTGGTCTCATCACAAATCTCTGCTACTCAAGCAATTAGTTGGACACAATCAGTTTACATACAATATCCATACGCAGGAACGCAAGATGTTCCACAAGACCCAACGACTGATTTAAATTGGTATGGTTTAGAAGAAGGTGATTTTGTTTATTGGGATTTTGCCAGATGGACTAACAATAATCTTTACAACACATATTGGTCAGATTTCATTACAGAGATTTCCGACCCAGGTTCGAAATCAATAACGGCAAATTTATATTTAACTCCAACCGACATATCTAAATTAGATTTCAGAAAAATTTATGTAATCGATGGAAACTGGTTAAGATTGCAAACTGTATTTGATTATGATGCGAATGGAAATTCTCTAACTAAGTGTCAGTTTTTAAAACTCACTCGTGGAACTAAGTTTGTAAAAAGAAATGAAATCGCAAACTCGTTCGGTCAAGTAAATACTCAATTTCAGGTTCAAGCCGTGTTAAATCCAAATCCTGTTCCTGGTGGAACACAAACAACTACAAATTATCTTCAATATATTCCGAGTTCAAAAAGTCCACTTTCTGGGTGGAACAACAAAGTTCCATCACAAGATACAAGTTCAAATCAAACTATCCAAACCAATGGCCAATCTAATTATGTTGCACCTACGGCCAAAAATGTAAAAATTAATGGAAATGAAAATGTTGTCGGTGATAAAGCACAAAATATTAATATATCATCAGGAAATGGAAATCAAATATCTGGTGGACAAAAAAATGTGACTATAATAGGAACTGATGGAAAATTAATTAATGAAAGCGATGTCAGTTATATTAATGGAATTAGATTTAAATTTGGAAATCCTACATCAAGGTCAAATGTAATTGATGCTGGGTTGGATGCCATACAAAATAAACATTCTATGAATACAACTACAAATGTTTTCGATGCGGGTGAAGATGTCGTAATCGAATTTTCGACAAATGGCTTTGAAAATGTAATAGACAGTGGGGTAGACAGTATTCTTCCTGATTTACCAGAAATTGGTTTTTCAACGATTACAAATCCAAATCCAAGAACAAATCTTTTTGGACCATATGCAATCGGTTCACCAACATACTCAATAGTTCAAGCCGTGAGAGAAACGACATACTACAAGTCATAAACAACAGAAGTTAAAAAAAATATAAAAGATATATGCCAAAAATAGACCAGTATTCCAGATTAAGACACCATAGATTGACAACATCAGGTCAGACCTTTACTATTCCTACTTCAAACGACCACTCAGATGATACTTGGTTGAAAACTGACCTTTATATCGGTGAAATTGGCTTGAATTTAACTGATGACACTGCTTATTTTCGTTCAAACAATGGTATAGTCCAACTCGCTACCGCAACATCATCAGGTTCGAGTTCTGCAAACATATGGAACTTTCAATCACCAAACATAATTATTGGAACCACATATTCGGCTGACAGTGTTTCACCTCGTTCTGGATATTATACGGATTTAGGAACAACAACACTCAGATGGAAAGACCTTTATCTTGGTGGCTCGTCAGGTGGAACAACGCAAATTGATATAAATGGTGGAGTTTATATGGTTGGTTCTGCTGGTTCAGTTTTAACTACTGACGGAGCGGCAAGTTCAAACGCACCAATAGAAATTCATACACAATCATCAAATGTAAATAAAGGTCGACCACTTTTCTTAAATGTGAGAACTGGTTTGGCGAATGGTTCAACAAATTATATTACGATAGCCAGTTCACAAACAATCACAACCGATGATACTTCATATTGTTTTGTAGCGGCAACAAATCAACTGAGTTTTGAAAATGGACTTTCACATCAAGTTTTCCTTGGTAAATCAAACAACAGAAATGCTTGGCTTACGAACACTGTATGGACTGGTGGTAATCACGCTTTGAGGGGTGATTTTGCCGATGACGGAACTGGTCAGTATGAAAAATCAGAATGGATTTCCTCACAAGAGGCACTACAAACATCTGATGCCTTAACATACGACATCGTAAACATTCCTTGGACTGACTTAGTCAACTATGGTGAAGTCGTTCAAATAAAAGCACACATTATAGCAACTATAATAAACTCGGCAGATATTGTATACTCATCTGAACTCGTTGGAGTTTTTTCAGTAGAGGCGGGTGGAACACCACACACTATTGGAGTTCCAATAAAAAATGAATGGTCAAGTTTTCCATCGACGCAACCCGTCAGTGATTTAACAGCAGACGCAAATGGTTTTTATGTTAAAGGTCAAGGTGTTGGTTCAACAAACATTCAGTGGTTATGTTCATATTCATATCACAGATTAATAAAAGTATATTAACATAAATGGCAGATTTTGAAATAAATGTTAAAGTAAATGGAGTTGAGCAAACAGTTAAAACTATATCTCAACTTGAAACTGCTTTACAACAAACACAAGCAGAACTTAGTGGGCTGGAAATAGGTAGTCGTGAGTTTAAATCATTAGAAAATCAATCAAAGAACTTAGAAAAAATCCTCGGTGCATTAAATGAAGATGTTTCTGGTTTTACAAAGAATGTTTCAAAATCTGCAACAGCAACTCAAAAGATGGCTTCTGCAATTCAAGACACGGCAGAAGCGACCCAAAATTTGTCATCTCAACCGATTAGAGAAGTTGCTTCTGAGACTGAAAAGTTTACATCAAAGGCAAGTTCAGCAAGAGCCGAACTTAGAAAAATCACACAAGAACTTTACAATCTTGAACCTGGTTCTGAAAGGTTCGTAGAACTAAGTCTTAGGGCGGGTGAACTACGAGACCAGATGGGTGATACATCTGCTATTATCGGTGTTGTGGCTGGAAATGCTACTGAAAGATTTGGAACAGCACTTGAACTTTCACTAACACAAGGAATAGTTGGTTTACAGGGTCTACAACAGGGGTTCCAAGCGGCGGGTATAGAAAATGAAAAACTGAATAATACTTTGGGTATTTTACAGGGCATTTTAGGCGCAGCAAGTTTAATAAAATTTGCTGGTGGTTTACCCGATACAATCGACCAAATCAAAGCAGGTTTCAGTTCTATATTAGGACCAATTCGTTCATACATTGCTGGACTTTTTGCTACGACAGTCGCAACAGAGGGTGTCACAGTTGCTACAGAAGGTGCTACTTTGGCAACAAGGGCACTTTCGATAGCGCAAAAAGCATTACCTTGGGTAGCAGTCGCTGCGGCAGTTGCGACAGTTGGATATGCGATTTACGAATATGTTCAGTCGAGCAATCAAGCAGCAAAATCAGAAGAAAAAAGAAAAAAAGAACTCGAAGAGTTAAATAAACTTCAAAAAGAACAGGCAGATTTTGTTTCAAAAGAAACTATTGAATTTTACAAACAAATTGCGGCTTTGAAAGAAACAACAAAAGGTAGTAAAGAAAGGAAAAAATCCATTGATGATATAAATGAGCAATATGGAACTACTCTCAAAAACTTACAAGACGAAGACCAATTTCAAAAACAAGTAAATCAAACTGTCATTGAATATATTGCTTTTCAACGACTTCGTTTCAAAGAACAAAAAAATGCAGAAAAACTACAAGCCTCACTTGCAAAAGAAGAAGAACTAACACAAAAACTCACTGAAGCAAAAAAAGAAGAAGAAAAAGCAAGAAAAAGATTAGAAGCACTCGGTCAGTTTAGAGCACCAGCAGACGCACCATTAAAAGGAGCATCAGGAGAACGTGAAGGAGATTTACAAAGAACAACAAATCAAGTTAATCTCTTGACAATTCAATTAGAGAATGCAAGAAAAACTACTGAAAATTTAGGTTCATCGCAAACAGCCTTAGCAGAAGAAATCGAAAAGTTAGGATTTAAAACTGACGCAAATGGAAAAAAAGTAGTCCAATCTGTAAATAATCAAAAAGATGCTTATGACCAACTCACGCAAAGACTACTTGAGTGGAATAAATTAATAGAAGACAGCGAAAAACAACTTGATGAAGTTAAAAGAAAAACAGCGGCATCTGAAACCGAAAGACAAAACTTTCAACTCGACATCACTCTTGCTGGTATAATTAAAAGATATGAAACAGATAAAAAGTTTATACAAGAAAATATAAAAGACAAAGCAGTCGCAAATGCTAAACTAAAAGAACTTGATGATGATAAGAACCGAGTTTTTATAACTCAAACACAGATTACGCTTGAAAGAATAAAGAGATTAAATGCAGATGCGTTGAAAAACGACCAGGAGTTTTTGGAGCAATTAAAAACTGGTCGCAAAATCTTGGAAAAAGAATTTACATTTGGAAATCAAAATACAAACGATTTAATTTTAGCACAACAAACTAAATTAATCGAAGCCAATATCAGATTTTTGCAAAGTCAGTTGGACAAATCAGAAGATTTGGAGATTGAACAAAGAAAAAAAATAAATCAAGCAATCCTTGATTTAAGAAAGCAAGTCATCGCAAATGAATTTGAACTTTCGAAAACTGCGGCTGAAACTGAAAGAAAATTACAACTTGCAGAAATCATAAAATACTATAACGACCTCGGTATAATCAATGCAAAGTTCAATGAAGAAACTGGAAAAGCAGAGGTCGAACAAGACGAGGAGGGTAGAAAAGTTAGGTTCGCATCTTTGGAAGATGAATTAAAGGATGTTGCTATATTAAAACGAGAAGAGTTAATTGCAAGTGGAAAATCCGAAGCAGACGCAGAAAGGGAAAGTCAGGATTTTATTGCGGGTTTAAGATTATCAAGACAAGATGAAATTAACCAACAGTTTACTGCTACTCAAATCGAAGCACAGGAATTTTTGAACAAACAAGTCGAAAACTTGAATTTAGAAAGTCAAAGTAAAATCTTAGTCGCTACTGCTGACTTTGCGACCGCACAAAATGATATTTTAGAAGAGGCGGCAGACGAACAGGCGCAATTTGTGGAAAATTTGGTTGATAAACTACAGGAAAAAATAGTTGAAAAATCAACAATGGTTCTTGAACTATTAAAAGGATTAACTGAAAGTTTGTTAAGTATAGCAGAAACTGATTTACAGATTGCTGAACAAAAAAATGCCGAGGAAATCGATTTGATTAAAAGCAGAAATGATGCTGAAAAAGAATTGTTGGCTCAAAGATATAAAGATGGTTTAATTTCCCGTGAGGCATACAATCAAAGCGTTGAAGCACTGGATAATCAATATGACGCAAACAGAAGAACCTTAGAAAACGATTTAATTAAAAGACAAAACGAAGTTGGACAAAAAGCATTCGCAATTCAAAAAGCATTCAGAATATCAGAAACTATAATCGCTGGTATACAAGGTGCTTTTGAGGCTTTTGTTGGTCCATTTTCAAATCCAGCATTAGTTGCCAGTGGTGCAGCACCTGTGATTGGTGGAATACTTGCGGGTCTTGTAGCGGCTCAAACTGCGATTGCTGTTAGAAATATAGCAAAAACAAAATTTCAAGCACAAGCACAAATTCCAGCCAGTCCATCAGGTGGTGGTGCTTCTGTGAACATACCACAAATTGGCGGTGGAAATCAATTCGGTCAAAGTGGAGGATTTACAAGTTTTAATACTCAAAACATAGGAGCACCTGGACAACAAACTGGTGAAAATCAAAATACAGATAATACACAACAAAGTCAAAGAGTTTATGTAGTTGAAAGTGATATAACTTCAACTCAAAGAAAAGTTCGAGTTCTCGAAGGCCAATCCACTTTCAATTAAACAAAAATCGACAAAAAGATATATAATGATATATGAAAGATTTACCAATATATGACATCACGATTGAAGATGATAAAGAAATTCAAGGAGTGTCAAAAATCTCACTTGTTGATGTTCCAGCAATCGGTGTGAATTGGATTGCGTTAAAAAAACAACCAAAAATGCTTTTAGCCACACCAGAATGTTTTGGCTGTCCACCAAATGGTGATGGAACAAGGATTGATGGTGAACCAGATGGAAGATGTAGGATTGGAGATGGACCAAGTGTTGCTGGTGGAACAACTGGGCCAAAAGGCAGCACTATTCCGAGAGCAGTTGCACCAGTCAATGTAGATTATGGAAAATTAAATGAAGAATTTACATCTGGTAATCAAGAAACCGATATTGTGAATAGATATTTTTTAAAGCCACCTGGTGAAGAAAAAACTGGTGAAAATACTGTTAAAACTGTATTTCGTGATGGAATGGGAAGTGAAGAAGATTTTGAAATCGTAATTGCTACTAATCCAGATGGAACTTTAATGGAGTATAGAGACCCTGACCGCGAATTAGAGTGGTCTGGTGAAGACGCTAAACCATGGAACGATGTATTCGAAAAATCTTTAACTGAAAGTCAGTCGGCACCAATGCCAGATTTTTACGAGGCAATTTCGTGGGATGCTGCAATGGTTGACCCTTTTGAACTTGACCCGAATAACCCAGAAGACGCTGCAGATTATGCACTATTTGAAGAAATAAAACAAAACACAAATACTGATGATGTTGATAGAAGATATGAAATTTTCCAAGAAACTAAGTTTGAGGAACAAAGGGCACTATACAACACATCTCTCGATACTTGGGAAGATAATTTGAGGGCACAAGGTCTTACATATGAAGAACCAGGTAGTTTCATTTTAACTGATACTGGGGGTGGTATAATTAATTATGATGTCGACTTTGGTGGTGATATGACTGGCTTCAGTCCTAATCCAGACGAAAATTTTTTTCCTGTGTCAAGCAGTGGTAGGGGTGAAAATGATACATTAGGAACTGAAACAATGACAAATATGATTTCAAATAGAGAACCAAACATTCAAGTTTTGAATGTAGTTGGAGACATTGTGGTAATGCCTCAAAGCGTTGCCCAGAGGATTTATATTGGTCATGACACTGAGTTTAGTGCCAAAACACCCACTGGAAGAATAGTAGAATATACCAGCGGAAGCACAGACCCATCTCACGGTCTTTCTAACTTAGGAAATGTTGTTGGATTTAGGCAAATTCAAGATGAAAATGGAAATCTCAAATTACAAGTCGCGTATAAAGGTGTGAGGACGGTATATACTCCTGGTGCTAGAAATTCTTCGAGTTCTGAAACAATAATATATAGAGATGTTTACGGTTCTGAACATAGAAGACAGTATTTGGATTATGAAAAATATGACCCTTTTAATGCAAAACTTCAACCAACTTGGTCAAAAGTTCCAACGGATGCTGCGAGTTTTTTGAGTTTCAAAAAAATGTTTTTTAATGCTGTTCCTGATAAAAAAATGTTGTATGGTCCATTCTTAATTCCAAATAAATTAATATACAGAAGAGACGACAAGAATGGTGAATATTATGTGAGATTTTCTGCTGATGAAATCAAAAAGATTGCTGAGAAATTTAACGAACAACTTAAAAATAAAGAAATCAATTTTATGCATACCGACCAAAATGTCGAGGCCTTTGTATCAGAAAATTGGATTACAGATGGTGTTGATGATAAAAGTAAAACTTTTGGATTTGACCTACCGCAAGGAACTTGGTTTGGTGGTGTGAAAATAAAAAATGACAAATTTTGGACTGATGAAGTGAAAAGTGAAAAAGTCAGGGGTTTCTCTGTTGAAATCTTAGGAAACTTGGAACTTAAAATGATAAAAAAAATAAAAAAAGAAAGTATGAAAAAAACGCAAAAAGTGAAATTAGGTTCCACACTACTTGGTGATGGTAAAACTGCTATTTACTTTGATGGAGAAACTATTGAAGTTGGAACGAAAATCTTTACCGATGAGGTTATGACTATGCCCGCAAAAGATGATAGATGGGTTTTAGAAGATGGTCGAATTATAGTTGTGATAAATGGTGAGGTCTCCGCTATTGAAGACCAAACTTTGATGGCTGAGGAACCTACTGGTGAAACAGAAACAGTTGACAAAATGGCTGGATGTATTAAAAATCAAATGGCCAGATATGGAGATGAGCAAAAAGCAAAAATGGCTTGCGAAAAAATGATGGGTGGTAAAAAAGAAGAAAAAATGGAAGCACCAGTTGGAGCACCCGTAGCACAAACACTTACTGCTGAGGAAGTTAGTTTAATGATTGACAGTCGCTACCAAGAATTGATGGACGAAATCACCGCGTTGAAATCTATGATGGGTGAAAAAGAAGAAGAGTATGAAGAATATAAAAAACAAGTTTCTGAAAAATTCAAAATGACACCATCTGAACCATCAATAAAAAAAGATGTTCAAAAAGTCAAGTTTAATGACAAATTCACCGAAATGGAAGCAAGGGTAAAAGCGTTTGCAAAAGTTAAATAAAAACAGAAAATCAACTTTCTCTATATAAAGAAAGAACAAAAAAAAATTATATTAAAATGGCATTAGTTGATAATACTACTTTTTATGGTAAAGACGCAGAAGGTTTCTTCAAAAAAGTCCTTACCACAGGTGTTGCTAAATCGGAATTAACTTTAATTCCAAATGTTAAGTCAAAAATTAAATTGGCTTACTCTGATTTAGGAAACATTTTACAATCTGATGATTGCACATTCTCTGCTACTGGCGAGGGAACATTAAATCAAAAAACTTTGGAAGTTTGCGATTTGAAAGTAAATCTTGAATATTGTGCTACAACATTCGAGGCAAATTACCTTTCACTTCAACTAAGAGCAGGTTCAAACTCCGAGGAGGTGATGCCGAACTCATACGCAGAATTCGTTGTTGATTATGTTGCTGAAAAAGTAGCATCTGACTTAGAAATCACACTTTTCAAAGGTGATACTGGAACCTCTTCATATCCACTTAACTTATGTGATGGTTTGGTTAAAAAATTATTGGCTGACGCAGCAGTAATCGATGTTTCCGCAACCGCATCTACAATCACATCTACAAATGTTGTTGGTGAGTTGAACAGATTATTGGAAGCAGTTCCAGCAGAGGTAAGAAACCAACCTAACTTCAAAATCTTTGTTTCACAAGCAATCGCATTCTCATACAAACAAGCACAAGCGGCTACAACTGGTGGTTTGTTCCTTGTTGGTGATAAAGAATTGAACTACCTTGGTTATAGATTAATTCCAACTTCTGGTTTGAACAACAAACAAATGATTGCTTTCAACTCAGACAAAGTTTTCTTCTTAACTGACTTAACATCTGACTGGGACGAAGTTCTTCTTATCCCACAAAGAAATATCTCAGGAGCAAGAACTGAAAGATTTGTGACATCTTTGAAATTTGGTGTTGATTACCTATATGGAAATGAAATCGTTCTTTATTCATAATAAAAAAAAATTAAAAAAATATGGCTTGTGTAAGTTTTTCAGGTGGGATTTCTTTGAATTGTGAAAACAATATCGGTGGTCTTACAAAACTGTATCTAACCGACTACGACAACATCATTTCATTTGTTGAAACTGGTGGAACTGTATCATCAATCACGATGGCAACAGCGTCTAAATTCTATGAGTTTGAGTTTAATAGAAACTCAGCAACATATCAAGAAGATTTGGTTAAATCAATCGAGGCTGGTTCAGCACTTTTTGAACAAACAATCACTGTGACAATTCCTCGTAGAGATGTTCAAAAAAGAAATACTTTGGCACTTTTAACCCAAAGAGATTTAGCAGCAATCGTAAAAGATAGCAACGGATATTTCTGGTATCCAGGAGCACAAGAAGGAGTTTATCTTCTTGAAAGCACCTCGACATCAGGAACAACAAAAGCAGACGGTTCAAACTATGTGATTACTTTGCGTGGTGAGGAAATCGAAAGAGCACCTGGTGTTGCTTCATCAATCATCGCTGGTTTATTGTAAATTCTAATGTGTGATATAAATGAAAAAACCCCGTCTCAAAAGGATGGGGTTTTTTCGTTAAATGAAACAAACAGATTTAATTATCATATATAAAATATACAATAAAGTTTAAAAAATGACTATAATTTTTACACCTGGCATCACACAATCCGTTTGGTTAAGTTTCAAAGAAGAAGCACCTATTGGTTGGACTGGTAGTTGGACTTTTTTATTAACAAATGACATAACAGGGGCTACTAAATCGGCAACATTATCTGATTTACAACCTCAAAATAAATGGGCAAGATTTAATATAAAAGTTGGAACACCCGAAGTTCTCAATAGTGGAGTTTGGAATTTACAATCTGGTATGTGGTCTTGGACTGGTTATGCTGGTTCAACAAAATTGCAGAGTGGAAAAATTATGGTTCAAGATGCGGCTACTTGGAGCACCATAGCCAGACCATCAAAAAATACTGGTGCTTTAAGAAGATAATGTATGGCTTTATTTGACTTTGTTTTTAATAGACAGAATATGGTTGAAAGACCACAGCATAAAGAAAATGAAGGTTCATTTGTTGAAAATTTTAGAAATATCAATATAGAACTTCCGATGCCAAAAGAACACCGAGGATATGACTGGGTTCTTTGGGGTCAAAACAATTCATTTCCACTCGATTTGTTGGAATATAAAAATGGTTCAGCAACCCACAACGCAATCATTGAAGGAAAAACCAGTTTGATTGCTGGTCTCGGATTTATGTTTGGAAAAACTCGTGAAGAAAGTTCTCAGTTCTTAGTTGAAAATTGGAAACTTGTTCCATTCTGGCGAAAATTAGATGCGGTTTTCAAGAATTGCGTGAGAGATTATGAAACTTTTGGCTATGCAACTTTTGAGGTAATTTACTCAGTCGATAAATCAAGAGTTGTTGATATAAACTGGATTGATGCTTGTCGAGTTGCACCTAAGAAAAAAGAAAATGAATGGTCTGAACCTGACTGCTACTACTACTCAGAAGATTGGTCAAATATCAGAAAATATCCACCTCGTGAAATTGACGCTTTTAATCCAAATGATGTAGAAGAAGGAAGACAACTCGTTTTTATTAAAGGTTCTGAAAACAATATGGAATACTTTTCACTTCCTTCATACTATTCAGCATTGAAATGGATAAAAGCAGATATGTTGATGGCTGATTATAACTTGGCTGCTATAAACAATGGATTTTCACCATCAATAGTTTTCAAATTCTATAAAAAACCAACACCAGATGAAAGACGACAAAACGCAGAAGCAATCAAAAACCAACACGGTGGACCAAAAAATGCTGGAAAGGCAATTATCTTATATGCAGATGGAAAAGACCTTGCTCCTGATGTTGATACGCTTGATGCTACAAACATAGACCAAAGATTACTTCAAGTTTCAGAACAAATCACACAGCAGTTAATTACCGCACACAGATGTCACCCACAACTTGTTGGAATTCAAACACCTGGAAAATTAGGATATTCGACTGAGTTGATACAATCTTGGCAGATTTTTGATAATATGGTGATTAAACCAGAACGAAAAGTCGTGTTAGACGCATTCAAATCTGTCTTGATATACAATGGTATAGCAAGTGTTGAAATAGAAGAACTGACACCTATTAAAATCGATGAGGCACAACCTCAACAAAATCCAGCACAACAATAAAAATGGCAGCAACTTTTTCATATCTTTTTATCGACGACCAATATCTGAGAGATAATTCACCACTCGGAAAAAATGTAGATGTTGACCTAATATATCCGTTTGTAAAACAAGCACAAGATATACACATACAAGACATTCTTGGAACACCACTTTATGTTGACCTTGAATACCGACTTTATATCGGAACAACATATTCAACACCTTACTTTACAAGTTTTGAAATCGACTTGATTGAAATATCAGCAAAAGCACTGGCATATTGGACTTGCTATTTAGCGCTTCCACATCTGGCTTTTCAAATCAGAAACCTTGGTCTTGGACAAGCAACTTCAACTGATACAAATTCTTCCAGTTTAGAAGAACTTAAATATATACGACAGGAAATGCAAAATCTTGGTGATTTTTGGAACCAAAGAATTGTAAATTTCATCTGTGCGAACAACGAACAATTTCCACTTTATGACGCAGCGTCTGATGACCTTTATCCAAATATCGTTGGTTGGGATAGTGATATTTATATTGAAGACACATATCGTGATTTGACTTTGGAAGAAATTAAATTTTTGAAAAAATATATCTCATAATGGAATTTGACTTGATAAAAATTGGACTTGGAATTGTTGTTGGAATAATCAGTTGGTTTTTGAAGAACACAATGCAAGAATTAAAAGATGTAAAACAAATGTCTTTTGAAAACAAATCTCAACTTGAATTGATAAAAAACGATTATCAAAATAAAATCGACCATATCACAGAAAAGTTTGATGAACTGAAACAAACAATGAACGATTTAATAAAAGAAATAAAAGAACTGAATAAATCGTGGCACAAAAGAAATTAATATCAAAAGTAAATCCATTTTCTGGTGTCAGAGCCGTCATAAATGGAACTCAATCAGGTCAACTCCAAACTTGGTATAGTGAAGGTCGAGGTGATAGATTTTATGTAAATGAAATCACGGCAACTGCTTCACCAGTTCTTGAAAGTGCAACATTTGTTTCATATTTGAGTTTTACAATGTCAGGTTTAACTACTACAAAATTTGACTTAATTCCAATGACGACTGGTGAAAGTGCTTTTATTGAAACTATAATTTATGGTCAAAACTCTGGTGCTACTGCTGGATATTGTGAAAGGTTTTTCGCGGCTTGGAGACACTCTGGTTCTGCTTTATCACTTGTAGGTGGAACTGTCAGTTCAACAAAATTATCCGACTTTACAACAGTCGGCACAAACTGGTCTACAACTGGAACTCAATCAATAAATTTTACAATCACAGGTCAAACTGGTCAGTTGATTGATTTTGATGTTCATATTCGATATACAAAAGGCACACACCAGATTTTGACTGGTGGTTCAGGTGGTGGTTCAATATCACCAATATATCCAGTGAGTTAAAAAAACAAAGGTCGAGATTTGTGATATATAAAGTATGAGAAAATTAACAACTCGTGGTCCAAAGACACCAGGTCCAAAAACAACACCAATCGATTTTGAAGCAATCAAAAGGCGAATGATGTTGATGAAATTCCTACCAGGATATAAACAACAAGTAGGTCAAAACTGGATTTTAGATGATGGAACTTGGAATGATTTGAAACTTTGGGTTGACACGGCTCAGTGGATTGATTAAAAGAAAAAAAGAAAATATAATATATGCCAACACCATATACATTAATAAACAACGGTGATACTGGTCTTTCAGCCAGAAACACTATAAATTCACTTTTTACAGATATAAACAACGGATTATACATCGGTCCAACTGGTGCTACTGGTGTGAGTGGAACTTCTGGTTCATCAGGTTCTGCGGGCGCTGCTGGTTCATCAGGAACGAGTGGTTCATCGGGTTCAAGTGGTTCGTCAAGTCCATCAGGTCTTGTTAATGGAACTGGTGCGAATTCCTTAAAACAACAAAATTCCTTGACTACAACCCCAGCAACTGCTTCTGGAAGTGATAGCATTGGTCTCGGAAGTGGAGCACAAGCGACTGCTAATGATACAATCGCTATTGGTGATGATGCCAGGTCGAATTTCGCTGGTGCTATATCTGTTGGTTTAAATTCAAGAGCCACATCAACTGCTGCTGCGAACGTGGCTATTGGTTCTGGTGCACAAGCAACAGGAAATAATGCAAATGGCGCAGATGTTGCCATTGGTCAAAATAGTCTTGCAAGTGGAGGACAAGCAACCGCAATTGGTGCAGGAGCAGTAGCAAATAATGTTTCCGCCGTTGCTATTGGTAGAATATCACAAGCAACTGGCGTTCATTCGATTGGAATAAATCTTTCTGGTTCTGGTTTATCCAGTGGTGCTTCTGGAACAAGGGCTATTGCTATTGGTGGAGGTGACGACAGAACAACTGCCTCTGCTCAAAATGCAATTGCTATTGGTGGTAGTTCTAACACAGCCACTACGGCAAGGGCATCTGCTATTAATTCAATCGTTCTTGGTGCTGATAGCCAAGCGTCTGGAACTGGTGCTATTGTCGTTGGTGCAGATAGTGCACAAGCAACAGGTGTCGACAGTATTGCAGTTGGACGAAGGTCAAGGTCTACCAACACATCTTCTATTGCTATTGGAAGTTCAGCAACTGCTTCGTCATCAGGTTCAGTAGCAATCGGTGCGAATGTCATAGCCACAATAGCAGATACAGTTTCGGTCAGAGCACTTGAATTACAAACTTTATCAACATCGACAAGTGGTGGTTTGTTAATTAGAGACGCAGCAAACACACAATATAGATTAAATGTTTCCACATCTGGAAATCTGCGACTTGGTTCAAATGATGTTTCAGTCATAGGTCCAACTGGTCCAATAGGTCCAACTGGTCCATCTGGT